CCATGGGGCTCTCTTAGGAGTTTTAGAAAGGCTCCTAATTCAGCTGATAACATGAGAACACGAATCAAACCTCGCAAACTCCTTCTGTCTGAGCGCGGAGGGTCATATCGCTATGGCCTCACCGGCTCGGATATTTGGAGTACTACACCTGACATCATGCCCGTTTGGTACGCATCTACCCAAGGGATTGAAGGCACTAATATTATTAGTGACATTAATTCCAAGGGTGATTACGGAATGTACCCTTGCTCACATAGCAAGCAAGTACATTCTGTTGGCGCGCCAATGTGGGTGGATCCCTATGGGGGTCCTTTAGTGATGTCTTCTGGTCTTCACTACGAGTACTTTCCAGGTACTTCGTATTGGGTTCCAGGTTCCCAGCTCTTGGAAAAGCTGGAAACTAGTGGTGCGAGGAATGTAATGACGGAGATAAGGGCTAATCAGCTCTTCTCAACGTCCCGTGCTCCAACAGATATTGTAATCGAGGGTAAAGATCCGTTAGATACGGATTTCTCGATTTGGTATTTGTTGGTTGATCTAGTCCAGCTTGTCTCTTTACAGAGACTGCTTGGCCTGTTTAAAACAAATAGAGCTCTGCGGCGGCTCAAGGAGAGATCCTTGAGATTACAATCCGCGTATGACTCCCAGCGACTGTCGCGTAATAAACGCAACACGAAGTATGGGAGGCACGACGGACCAACCGCCTATGAGATCTATGAGTTTGAGATCGGAGCCAAAGGTAGTCGCCACTATAGTGGTCCGGCTATCTTCACAAACAAAGGGCGTTCCGCAAGGGATGCCGCTAGTTTGGGGCTCGCGACGTATTTCGGGGTTATTCCAACACTCCGAGATCTACAGGACTTCTTAGCCATCTTATCAAGATGGCGAGAGAGGTACGATCACATGATGGAGATTACAAGGACCTTGCATCGTCAGCGGTTAAAACCGTTCGACGTTGAGATTCCTGGTGTCGTAAACTATCCGTTTACGATTAATCTTCCATTCCAGTCCTTCCTTGGCAATGCCAGGGTTGAGACTGTGAAAGGGGTCCATCATAGGACCGTGCAGTTTAAGTGGACTGCACCTGAGTTCGTGGGATGGATGAGTCGTGTTAGGCAATTCATCGACCTTTTTGGGGTCGTTGATCCTGCCGCCATTTGGGACGTTGTCCCATTTTCCTTCGTTATTGATTGGTTTATCAATATCGGTGGTTGGCTTCATAACAATAGACCTCGTCTATTCCCACTTGACACGCTTGTTACGGACTACTGCGAAAGCATTAAGCTCCAGCAGCGTGTAACGTGGTCGCTCGCAAATGTGCGAATTCCCTGCATACCCTCACCTAGCGTTGTAAACGCGGGTGTGAATGTGGAGAATCTGACCGTAATGGTCAGCGACTACGGTGTGTACGTTCGCCGTCCCTTTAAACCAGGGAAGGTGAGCCGTGCACCGTCGGTTCTCGGGGCTAATCGGTCCTTTGTGAGCCCGCGCCGCATTTCTGTTAGTGCGGCGTTGGCAGCGCAGAGGATCCCCCGATGAATGAACAGGAACCGCGAGGTTCCTCATCATAACAACAGAAACAAGGAGTCAAGCATGTTGCAAGACCCACTGTATCTGTCGAGACTTAATCCGGGTGCGCCCGATCCGTCACTAGTGACCGCCGATGGGGCGGTCGTGACGTTCGATGTTGCACCTGGTAAGTCAGTCCGTGTATTGAATCCCTTCATGGGTGGCAAAGCCACGTTGTCCATCTCTCATTCCGAGAGTAAGGAAAACAAGGGACAGATCACGGACCGTACTGCCTTTCGTTTCGAGGTCCGAAGGACACTCGAATCAGGGCAGGATGTCGTTGCTCAAGCCACGCTGACCGTTTCTTCTCCAAGAAACGGTTTTGACGCGGATGAGGTGCAGGTGTTAGCCCAGATCGTACTTGGTACTCTGTCCAGTAATGGACGGATAGACCTTGAGTGTGATATGGGTGTGCTCCAACGCATCCTCGCTGGTGAACCCTAAGGTTCACTAAGAGGACAACGAGTCCAACAGGCCTGGGTATTTGTTGGCGTGCTTGGCTAGGAAAGTTAACCATATGGCAACTTATAATAGCCTAGAAGACAGTATGACTACTGCCTCCTTGATAGCACGACAGCTATACCTAGATGTAGCTCAGTGTTATCCTGAAGTCAGTGAAGCCCAGCGCGACATCAATAAAATGATGAAGCGGCTGGACCACGAAGGGTTTTCGTTTTTCACGAAAACCTTGCCGACGCTTGGAAAGGCCATAGATATGGCGCTCCATAGCGGTAAGCCACTAAGTGTGCAAGGGTTCAAAACCTTGCCCCGGAAGAAATTACGGAAACAACTACAAGCGCAAGCAAGTAGTCAGGATCCGAATCCGACCTGGGTGAGCAGCGAATCTCAACACACTGCAATCCCCCATTTTATGGGGTGGTTGCTTAATCGTGTTTTCACTGGTGATGGATACGTTCGGCGTGATGCCGACGTAACCGCACTGAGACACGCTCGTCAGTTGTGCAGTTTCCTGTACAAACTTGACCTACCATATGCACCAAGAACAGAGCAATCAGTTCTTGACGCATTTATCCAAACCGAGGAGGAGCTCCACCAATTGGATGTTTCCTCTGCTGACCCGATCATTAAGCAAGCGAGAAAGATTTTATCTCGCTTGTTTGCTGGTTTTGACGCAAGGGATATTATCCCCCGTCACGGACCAGGTTCTGTCGCTACTGGTGAAAAGGTTTTCGAGAAACAAAATTTCTCTAGAATCTATTCCAAGCTCGATGCTGAGTACCCCTTCACGGAGTACTTTACATTGGGTTTGTCACAAGTGGTGGACGAACTTGACTGGATCAAAGGCCTCACCGTCGAAGACCAAGTAACCGCTAAGGTTATATTGGTACCGAAGGATTCTCGAGGACCTCGGCTCATATCACAGGAACCACTCGAAATGATGTGGATCCAAAAAGGCATCCAAGGGAAGTTATACCCCTGGATTGAGAACCACCGGCTAACGAAAGGTCATGTGAATTTCACTGATCAATCTATTAACCAGGCTCTCGCCTTGGAGGGTTCGCGTACTGGAAAGTACGTGACCCTGGATATGAAGGATGCGTCGGACCGAGTGAGCTTGCGTTTAGTTGAAGAACTATTCGCGGGCACGTCACTCTTACCTGCCCTAAAGGCTAGTAGGAGTGACTTCACTCGTCTACCCGACGGGAAGTTAGTGCACTTAGCGAAGTTTGCTCCGATGGGATCAGCTATATGCTTTCCTATCGAGGCGCTCTGCTTTTGGGCACTAGCGGTTAGCGTGTTGACCCTGAACGGGAGGCGCATGAGACACGCGCTCTCCTCAGTATGGGTCTATGGTGATGATATAATATGTGATGCCAAAGACTACGGCATCATAATGCAGTACTTCCCTAAGTATGGACTTCGGTTCAACGAAGGGAAATGCTGCATGGGCGGATTCTTCCGAGAATCCTGCGGGGTCGATGCCTTTAAAGGCGTCGATGTAACACCCGTGCGATTGCGCACCCCATGGTCATCATCAGGTAAGCTGAGTGGAACCCAACTATGCAGTTATGTTGCGCTTGGAAATGCGCTTCAGCTGCGTGGTTATTGCTCCGCTGCTCAGACGGTCCGTACTTTGGTAGAGTCCCGATATGGGGCCCTGCCGTGGTATTGGCCTGGCTACTGTTATGTCCATAACCCCGTGACTTGGGAAACCCGTTTCACAACGGATAACCGGTTACCTCAGGGTTTTGGCTATCGGGGACATGGCGTCCTATTGAAGGATGCTATGCGTACCGAAGTCAGTGGCCGTGTTGTTCTAGGACAGTACGTGAAGGATGGCGAGTCTGAAAAGACTTGCTTTCTCAACGGAGATCCTAGACCCTATCATGAAGACCAACTCATGTTAGGATGGCACACTAGTGGAGAAGTGAACCCACGGGAACGAAACCGAGAGAATCGCTTACCAACTCGCTATAATAGTGAGTTGCAGCGTCTCGAGGTTCGAACCTGGTCCGTCAGGCCGGAAAAAGTTCCGGCTGGAGACGGATGGAAAGAAGTGCTCCGTGTAATGAATACCGGTGGCACTGGTTCCAAGGTCCGCACTCATGCGCTCCCTCGTCGCAGTCGCCTGAAACGAGG